CGAAGAGGTTGAAGAAGAAGTTGAAGAGAAGGAAGAAGTAGAAGAAGAAGCAGTAGAGGAAGAAAAAGTTGAGGAAGAAGAGGAAGTGGAAAAAGCCGATGAGGAAGAAGAAGAAGTTGAGGAAGAGGCTGCTGAGGAGGAAGATGAAGAAGAAGAGGAGGAAGAGGAAGAAGATGAAGAAGTTGCGGCAGCTGCAAGTTCTGAGGCTATTCTAGATCACAAGTTCGCAAGCTTCGAAAAGACAATGGGGGATGAGATGGGGAGGTTAGTTGAGAAATTGGACAAGCTAGAAGAAGTATTGAAAGCTGACGAGGAGGAGGACGAACCCGCTTCTGCTGAGGACGCTTCTTCTGAGGAAGAAGCTCCTGAAGGTGAAACTTCTGAGGAAGTTCAAAAAGAGGAAACTGCTGAAGAGGATACCTCTGAGGAGGACCAGGACGCAGCAGTAGAGAAAGGAGCTTCATCAGAAGGTGCGGTTGAAGAACTTCTCGAAAAGCTTTCAGGCATCGAAGATCGCTTGACTAAGCTAGAAGAGCAGCCCATGCCCTCTAAGGTGTTATCACCTGTTACTGTTGAAAAGGGCGGCGGTGTTACTGATGATTCGGAAGAGGAGGTTGAAAAGATCGATAAGAGATTAGAAGAATTGGCAGAGATCAAGGAAAATGATCTAACACGTTATCAACAGATGAATTATGGTGAAAAGGCTTTCGACCTGATTAAAAGGAGAAAGCGACTTACGCACGGCATGTAAGCCACATCTTCAGTTTATTAGTTAGTTTAGAAAGGGGGTGTAAGAATAAAAATGAATAATCCAATGGTAAGCGAGGCGCTAGCAGAGATCCGTGACCAGATCATGAAGGCTGCGGAAACCACTAGCACTTATACTTTCTCGCCATCGACCCGGTCTGTATTCTCTCCCGAGAACTTAGACGAGGAAATCAAATACCTCGTACCGACTGACACTCCGCTTAGGAATCGTATTCCCCGTGTAGGGGGTAAGGGTCAGGCGGCAACTTGGAAAAAGATGACCTCAGCTTTACACGCTGGAGACCATCCAAGCGGCAACGTGAGCACTGGAACATCAACTTCTATTGCATTTGCTGACGCTGGGGCACCAAATGAAACCACGCAGACCTACTCAACAGCGACCCAGACTTACAAACTTTTGGGTAGGAAGCTTGAAGTTGGTGGCTTGGCTCTTGCTGCTTCCAAGGGACGCGACGGTCAGCCTGATATGCAGACAAGCCGTGAGCGCGTTAAGATTTACGAGGTTATGCTCGGTGAGGAAGAAATGCTAATTGCTGGTGATCCTGACAATAGTAGTACAGAGTTTGCTGGTCTTAACGACCAAATTACAACGAACTCTGGTAACTGCTCGTTTGTCACCGCCTCCGGTGTTGGTGCATGGTGTCGTACTCTTCACAAGTATGGTGCTGACCCAACGCTTCTTGTTACCAATCCTCGACAGTTGCAGGCTCTTGCTGACGACCTTGAAGCGAGTGGTTCAATCCACCGTGCGGTTGTTACTCAAGAACAGGTAGCTGGCGTAACTGGTGGGTTTGCTCTTAACCGAATTGTTAACCCGGTAACTCAGTCTTTGATTGATGTTCGACCGAGTAGATTTGTAGGTTATGGAGGACTCCTCTTGACGGAGAAGTCACCTGCTGGTGAGGTTTGGATTGAGGCAGAGGAATTGATTCCAATGTCTCGAGTTGACGTTCCTTCTAGTAACTTCTCATACATTAGCTTCGTACTTGAGGCAATGGCTTTGAAGGTGATAGGAGAGCCGTTCAGCTTGAAGTTTACTACGGCGGCCGTTTGATGACTGCTTTAGTAATTGTTGCCCCATCTTCTACAGGTGGGGCACAGAAAGAGAACAATTATGCCGTTCAAACAAGGAAATACACCCTGGAATAAAGGAACAGGGAACGTTACAACATGTCAATATTGTGGTAAGGAGTTCAAGGCGCCACCAAGTAGGAAGGCCAAATATTGTTCACACGGCTGTTATGCGAAAGACTCACGTGGAAAACCAGGATATTGGAAGGGAAAAAAGCACACACAACAGTATAAAGATAAAATGTCCAAGCTATTATCTGGAAAAGGAAATCCAAGATATGGCAAAGCTGTTTCGGAGGAAACTAGAGAAAAAATAAGCAGGTCTGTTTACGATTACAACAGAAAAGCTGGAAATGGTGAGACATCTGAAAATAGAAAACTACGCAGTTCCAAAAAGTTTTCGATCTGGAGGAGACATGTTTTTAAAAAAGATAATTGGACATGCCAAAAATGTGGTAAGCGCGGTGGTAGACTACACCCACATCACATTTACAACTTTGCAGACTACGCAGATTTGAGATTTGAAATCGATAATGGGATAACCCTTTGCAAGAAGTGCCATAGAAGTTTTCATAAAATTTATGGAAAGAGAAATACAACAAGGGTGCAACTAGAAAGATTTTTAAAAGACCAGTAGTAATTTTAAATTGTAGTTCATCTTTAGTACTCTTTCTGCTTTAGATGAGCTACCGTAGTTGTTCTCGCCCTTATTAGCCTTTCTGATAGGGGCGAGACAGAAAGGCGACAACTGCGAGGATATATTTTTGTTAATTATGGCTGTAAGAAGAAAGAAATTACAACCAATCCGTCCGTCCAAAGAGGGAACGAATAGCCCGTGTCCCCCAGGCGGTCCTGTGCATGACGGCAGAGGAAGAGGAGTAGGGATGCCTGGTGGACAACGCCGAGGGCGCAGACGTTAATTGGTAATAAACAATTATGACTACAAACTATACGCCGAAGGGCTACTGTGACAAAGCGGATATAGAGAATTTTCTATTAACTGATATAGACTCTTCTTTTGATACGCAAGTTGATAGTTGGATTGCCGCAGCTGAGACTTGGGTGGACCAGTATTTAGGCTATACGACAGCTTCCGGTGTTTATATGGAAGAAATATCTAACGAAGTGGCTGAAAGTTCTTATGTTGACGGGGATTTAAATTTGGTTGTTTTTCCGAGGAAAGTTCCTGTGGATTCGATTACATCGATTTCTCTGGTTAAAGGTACTGACAGTTTGGATCTAGGTCTGACATCAGGAGGAGAGAACAGGTACCAATTACCAGAACCGAAAGATAGGATTGTCTATCCGAGTGCAGAGCTTTCACTTAGCGGTTCGTCTGTAATAAATAATTTTGCCGACATTAAATTTACTAAATTCTTTTGCGACCTCACGTATAGAGCAGGATATTCGACGATTCCTTCGCCAATAAGTATGGCAACGGTTAATGTGGCGTCCGACTTTATAATGCGCCACGCTAACAAAGAGGGGCTGGAATCTATCAGCCAGGGAAGAATAACGAAAAGGTGGTATAGACGGTCGGGGGGCGAATCCGATTTCATTGTTGACGCGAAGAGTCTGCTTCGTCCGTATCGTATTATGACCAATTGGCTATGATCTTAGATAGAATTGTTAGCGTTTCACATCTTACTAAAGATACCGACGATGCGGACAAGGAGCAGTATAGAGTTGACGAGGGACTTAGAGCGGTTGCAATTAACATTCAGCCTGCAACGGCTGAAGAGACTGCTATTACCGGAGGAACTTACGGACGCACTTTCACAGCTTTTACTACAGCTTCTGGACTGCGTACGGGAGACAAGATTACCGTTTCCGGTACCAGTCAAACATTTAGAGTGGCTGGTGTTGGAGATTGGAGTAATCCAGACTTGATTTCTCATTATGAGTATACATTTACAGAGTTTCAGGAGGATGAAGTATATTAATGCCAACTAATATAAGTATGGATTACAATATAACAATCGTTGGTGATAAGGATTTGATGCGTGTCTCGGGAGGATTGCCGTCAGCTACTCGCAGTAATGCAATGTCTTTGCTGGATGGTTTGGCAGAGGGTGTACAGTGGGATATGAAAGAATCCGCTCCTAAGGGACCAACTAGAGATTTGGTAGATAGCATTTCTATTGGATTTCCGCATCCCTTGGCCAGGGAAATCGGGCCAACGGTTAGGTATGCTCCTTATGTTGAGCGGGGGCGTGGTCCTGGAGGAATGCCTCCTTTGGAAGGTCCGCACGGGCTGATAGCCTGGGCCAACTTTAAGGGTATGGCAGCAGGAGCTGGTTACGCAGTCGCTAAGAAGATTGCAGAGAGGGGAGTAGCTCCGACTTGGTTTGTGAGGGATATTATCCCTAACGTTGAGAGGAAAGTTCAAGAATCTATGCGAACAATGGGTAGTATGATTGAAGGTTATTGGAGATCTTAATTTTAATATGTCTACTAGTACTGTAAGATCAAAATTATTAACAGCTTTGGACGATATGCAGAGTTTAAAAGCTGCGTTTGATTACGAGGCTAGTAATTCCGAGGGTAAATTCCCTTTTGCAACTTTAACTTTACGCGGTGGTACAGGAGAGTTTAGAAGCACCGCACATAATTTGAGAACTAGAAGTTTTTGGGTTCGTATTTATCAAGAGAAAACTACTGCTGGGCAAGGGGCTTCTAACGCTGAGAGGATAATGGTAGATGTTTTGGATGAGCTGGAAGAACATTTGGATATGAATACGACACTTTCCGGCACTTGTAAGTACGTATATCCAGTTAGTTGGAATGCGAGTACTGTAGACCGCGGTGAAATATCGCGTTTGGGAGAAATTAGAGTAGATGCTGTAGAACTAGTAAGTTCGCAGTAGTTTATATGTTATTGTTTTAGTTACCCAGAAAGGGGGTGTAAAAATATATGGCTTCACCTACAATTGGACGTCTAGGATACATGGGGCTAGGTATAGAGGATACTCCTGGAACAGCAGTTGATCCTGATGTGTATCTTCCCTATTCTGATGCACCAACGTTGCGTGGTCACCACGAACCTATTCCTGTCCTCGCTGCTAAAACAGCAAGGCATGCTGACAAAGATTCTGTTGTTGGTCAGAAGTGGGGAGAGGGTGATGTGCAAATTGACCTGGATGTTGTTAACTCAGGTTACCTGTGGAAACTGGCACTGGGAAACGAACTTTTATCGGCGGGCACACCTAACAATCACACTTTTTACACAACGGTTTCTGGTAATACTCCTAACACAGCTACACTCAGGTATGGTCGTGAGACAGACAATATGGAATTCACATACGGTGCCGTTGACGAGCTTAGTATGGAAGTTCCGAATGACGGTTTGGCAACGCTTTCGGCTTCGTTCCTTAGCAAGTTCCCAACAGCGTGTGCTGAACAGTCCCCCACGACAACTTCTGGTACGGTCCTGACTTGGAAAGATATGTCGGTAAAGTTTGGCAGTGACCTCAGCGCGGCTTCGGGAGCGTCGGCTACTGCTGTTAATGAGCTCAGCCTGACCTATTCCAACGGACTGGAAGCAATTCACAGAAGTGGTGATTCGGATGTATCCATTATCAGGAGCACAATTGCTAGATTAACTGGTTCTTACACCATTTTCTTTGAGAATACTACCAATCGGGACGCTTATCATTCTTTGAACAAGCGGGCTATGGAGATTACCTTCACTGGTAATGCCAACGAGCAACTTAGGATTAGAATTCCTCAGTTCCGTTTGGATGACGGTGAGATTTCTACTGGTCTTGATGATTTCTTCATCATTCAGGGTAGTTTCACTGCGGAAGATGTTGTGGACTCAGGTGTGCGACTCTTTGACGTTCGACTTCAGAATGATAAGGGCACTGTTTACGGTGCGTAACGGTCTGATTAATCTAATTAATTAATTGAAAGGAGGTGAAGGAAGAAGACCGCGATGTCTGACGAATCAAAAAAAGAAATTCCTACAACGGAAGTTAAATTGAGTACAGGAGAAACTGTAGTTATATTTAACAAATTAACTACTGGTGACTCCCGTAAGCTCCAGCGTTTACTCTTGGAAAAGGGTAAATTTGACCCTCAAACTGGAGACATTGTAGATCTCCCTGTTTCTGTTTTCTTGGAAATGCAAGACGCAGCAGCAAATATTCTCATCAAAGAGATAAAGGATGGGAAGGGGGGATCTATGTCGTTCACTCAGGATTGGCTTGATAATTTGCCAATTCAGGATGGGAACAAGGTTTACGATGCTCTCAACGAAATAACGCAAGAAGCGACTATGCTTCCGGAGGAGAAAAAAAAATAATAAAGGACGTCCTTAAAATTCTGTATGGAGGTAAAGCCAGCTCGGAAGAATACAGAAGGTACGCTATTTGTAAAGAATTTGGCTGGGATTATTATACTTATGAAAACCAGCCTGCAAGATTTATAGACGAGGTAACGATAATTATGCAGCAGGAATCTAAACAACGTAAGTCTGAAGTGGATAAACAAAAAAAGCAAGTTAGTAGACACAAACACAGATAATGCCACAACGTAGACTAGGAGTAATAATTGAATATACCGTAAAAGGAGCAGAAGCTGCTGCTCAAGCTGGGGCTAAAGTTACTCAGGGTATTGGTAGTATGACAAAGAAATCGACAGGATTTCTTGGGAAATTAAAGGGTGTTTTTGGTAGTGTTTTTGGGAGAATAAAGGGATTTTTCTCCGACTTGGCTGCACATTCTAGGTGGGCTAGTTTATTTGTCACTGCTGCCCTAGGACAGATGGCTAGCGCTGCCATAAAGATGACAGCAGACTTTGAGCGTACTGTGGTCGGATTTAAGTTTTTAATTGGTAACGCAGAACAAGCTGGAAAAGTACTGGGAGAGCTCCAAGACCTTGCTGTAAAAACTACGTTTCCCATTGAGGACACGATTGATTTTGGAAAAAGATTAATTGCTGTTGGTATTGAATCGGAGGAAGTTACAGAAACACTACAATCTTTGATGGCTGTAACGACAGCTACTGGTGGAACTACCCAGGAACTGAATAGAGTTGTACGTGCTTATGCACAGATGCAATCCATGGCAAAGCTCAAAACCCAAGAGATGTGGCAAATGGTTAACGCTGGTATTCCCGTGTATGACTCTCTTGCTAAAGCTATTCAGGACGGCAGGTTGCATGTAGAAGGATTAACCGGGGGAACGGTAACATTGGGAGGAGCAACAAAGGATCTCACAGATGCTTTTG